CCTCGGCCCGGGCGTCATAGTAGGACTCCGCCACCCGGTACCACACTCCGTCCCGCAGCCCCCACAGCCCCAGGGACGTGGGGTTGACCGTACCGTAATCGCAGGAGATGCACCACCGCTCCATGCCGCCCACCGGGACGGGCCTCGCCCAGCTCTCGTCGAAGAAATCGTATACCCGCCCCTGGGCGGCCACCCACTCCCCCAACACAAACCGCCGGTAGAAGGCGCCGCTGAAGCTGCGCGCGTACCGCTCCCGCACCTGAGGCGTCAGCGCCGGGTTATCCTCCATGGTGAAGTGGAGGTAGAGCGCCCGCCGCTCCTCCGCCTTTAAAATCCACTCCTTGTAAAACCAGTGCTCCGGGTGCTCCGGGTTGCAGGAGAACCACATCCGGCTCCCCGGCACGGAGCACCGGGCGCAGGCCTGCTCCACGAAGGAGCGGGGCATGAGGGCCGCCTCATCCAGCAGAACCCCCGCCAGCGTGATGCCCTGAATCAGGGCCGCGCTTCCCTCGTCTCTGCCGCCAAAGAGGTAGAAGGTGTTCTCCTTCCCGCCCAGCCGTACCGTCAGCCGGTTTTGGGATGCCTGCTCCCTCCACTGGAACCCCAGCGCCCCCAGCGTAGGCAGCACCTCCCGCAGCAGGTTGCGCCGCAGCGCCGTGATGGTTTTGCCGCACAGCCCGAAGGCCATGCCGTCGAAGCAGGCCGTGGCCCACAGGAAGAAGGCCAGCCCCATGCACAGGGTCTTTCCGCTGCGTACCGCTCCGTCGCAAATAACCGCCTCCCGGCTTTGCCCCTCGGCGGAACACCAACAGGTGAGCACACGCCTCTGCTGCCGGGAAAAGGCCCTAAACCGCATCGGCGCTCTCCCGCAGCGCCCGGAAAAACTCCTCCGCCCCGTCCTCCCGGCCGCCGGACAGCTCCACCAGCCGCTCCAGCACGGCCGCCCGATCCACCAGCTTCAGCTCCACCGCGCCGTTTCCGCTGCGCTTGAACTCCTTCAGCGCTCCCAGATCCAGCCCGTCGATCTCTCCTAGCTGTTCTCCGTCCAGGAACGCCAGCTTTACCGCGTCATTTACTCTGCAACCTGCCAGCCGCTCCATCCTCCGCAGCAGCCGTGCCCGCTCGTTCTTCACGCGTTTCCCTCCTCACCTCCACTCCGCATCCCCGAAAAAGTGGCCCATTTCCGTCCACCTTTCTTTTGTGTTTTTACTTTTTGTCTACCAAAAGTCTACCAGAAACGCCTTGGAACCCTTTGGGTTCCAAGGCGTTTTCACTTTTCCCGCTCCCGTATTGTCTACCAAACGTCTACCATAGTAACCTTTTGATTCTGTTTCCCCGCCTTTTATATCCCTATCCCCCGAAATGTGCATTGTTTCCTCCCCTGAAAGGGGCGTCATACTCCCCTTTCTGTTCTACCACAGACCAACACTTTTGTAAAGCCTCTGAGTAAAAATATTGATATCCGACATCGCCACGCCGGATATCTTGCACAGAAACAAGGTCGCGCAAGTGAAGTCCAAAAACTATTGCATGATAGTGGGGCCGGAAGGTGGTAGAGCCATACTCACCGCACATAAAATAGCGAATATGGTCATCGGGAAAAGCTTTGCGAAGACGCTTCCAGAACAACTGCATATCTCTTTTACAGAGTGAAAGGGATTGCATAGCCTCTCCGGTCTCCGGATCAGCATACCAATGGCGGGGGACATGCTCCTCATCATAGGTCAAAGTCAGGAAATAAGCCGAATCGTGATACTCAAGCTCCATCATACACCGATTAGCCCAGTCACGAGAGCGAGCAATGCGGCAGCCCTCACACTTACCACAGGGGATTTCAACCCAATCAAGCCAAGCCTTTTCGGAATAAGCAGAAATCTCGGGAACATCGGAAGTACAAATGCGACCCTTGCGCAGCTCCAAATGATGAACACCATAAGGAACTATCTTCATATCTGCCTTGCCGTTCTTCGTGGTGCCAATTCTAAATCCCTTAAGGGGATGAAAACAGGCTATAAAATCACCCTCTCCGTACTCGGTTGGTCTGGTGGTGTCAGTGGGAACCAATATATCAAGATAGTATTGGTTCCCACACCCTCCACCCGACAGCCTCAGTCGTCAGCGCTTTTTGCGCTTCTTTGAAGCATCCTTACCAGAAGCAGCACCGGGCAACACGTTGGCAAAATAATCAAAGATGCTCTTACCCCAAGGTAAATTAGCATTTTGAATATCCTCAACAGCCTGAGTACCAAGACCACCAAAAGCATTCCAAGCATTATTCGGGAAAGCTTCTTTGATATCAAACTCCTGTTTAAAGCCTGCCTGCTGTAAATCTTTATTCACCTCAGCATTAAAGGCGGCAATCTCCTTTTGCGTCATAGACTGCACGTCATAACCATACTTTTGCGCAGCAGCATGGATAGAGGCGGCAACCTTCTGAGCGGCGGCAGACTGGTCTGCGGCATACTTTGTACCAGCTAAATGAGCATCAGCAGTATAACGTTGAGCAGCGGCAGAAATAGTAGCCGTATTAAGCTGAGTTTGTGCCTGAAGTTCGGAAGTATATTTGGACATAGCCGTATATTTATCCGCGATAGCCTGATTAGACTGAGCAGAAACACGGGTGCCCTCAAGGCTTAAAAAAGAACTAAGCAAACTCCCAAACAAGCCAGCAATAGCACCAGTGGCACTATTATCAACGCTGCCCATAGCACCGGACGGGGCACCGGAGCTAGCCGTTGCGCCAGAAGTAACAGCGGCACCGCTACCACCAGTGACAGAAAGAACGGGATTAAGGCCAGCAGCAATTAGGTCACGCACCTCTCGTTGATGGGCGGTGGAGCTCATACGCTCCTGCCAATCTCTATTTTTTTGGGCCTCTTGACTGTTGTACCGACGCATGGTTTCGTACTGCGCTTCCTGCCACTTCCGGAGTTGTTCTGCCTGTTGAGCGCTGGCGGCAGTATTGCTGCCCGCAATACCTTGAAGGGCGCCAGTTATAGATCCAGTAGTGTTAAGTCGGTATTTATCAAGAGACCCAGGTCTTACAATAGCACCAGGAGAGGCAGTAGTCAAGGCCGACTTAGCCGAATTCATAGCCATAATCTCACCTCTTAGTGATGGTCGATAAGGCCAGGGATACTATACATAGGCATAGGCCGAGTAGCCTTACACTGGACGTAGAGGTCGGCAAACATTTGGTTAGACACAGAACTTGTAACAGCAAGTACACGGTCAACATTGGTCTTGTCCTCGCGAATCCACGCATCAGAGAGCTTAGGGAGCTGGGTATACTCGTCGGCAAGATGCCAGACATCCAAAGAGGCCGGAGCCTTAGAGCGCATTTCACCAGCCACGCGGGAAGGCTTGTAACGGTAATCGGCCCAGGCTTCCTGATAACCAAAAACCTCATCATCCTGGGCGGTACCCTGGGCGTAAATTTCCTTGTTCAGAATAGGCTGCTCACCGATATTGGCGAAAACCGGGAAATAGTAGTCAAGGCGGTCACGACGAGACCAGAAACGCTCAAGGCCCTGCTGATAGGTATGGTCATAGCGGGCGACCATAACACCAATCACAAAGCCATGCTCAACAAAAGACTTGATAAAATCGCCATGCACATCAGTTGTGACAGAGAAAGCAGCAGTATCACCAAGAGGAGTTCCATCGGGCTGAGTTGCAGAGTTCTGAACCACTTGATTGATATTAACAGGGATACGATTACCGCCAAGATACTCAGGACGCTGGAGGCGAGCATCGGGAGAAGTAACGCCAAAATGAGACTTGAGAATTTCAATGTACCGAGTGCCTCCTCTTGCATCCTTCTCATAAAGCTTCTGAATCTGAAAGGCCATACGAAGCTGATTGATAGTGGCCGCCGTCACAGAACCAGACTGAAGAGCCCACAGGTTGTCAAAGTACAACGTGCCATCACGGGAAGAACCAGAGGGAAATCCGATACCGGTAGAGGTAGAATTAACCTCAGTAGCAGAGGCACCAGTAGTGCCAAAGTCGAAAGTCGGCGTAGTACGAGAATAATCAGTATCGCTCTTAACACCAGAAGCCCAAGCAGACATAGGGGACTTAAAGAGAGAATGGTCAACACGTTCGGCAAGAGAAACAACGGGAAGATTACCACCCTGGCCGACAGGAATGGTTACGTCGGGGCCCTTCTGGGGAGCGGGAAGAGCACTGGTAAAGTAGTCATGGAACTTAGCAGCCTTAAAGGGCATACCGCCTTTGACAACATCAGTGATATAGTTGGTGCCATTGGAACCTGCAAGGGTAGCATCATCCACGGGGATGTTGAGGGGGTCAGAAAGGTTTTCATCACGAAACCACTCGTTCATAATGAGAGCGTAGGCCCGGAAGGGCAGCGCGTTAACAGAAAGATTGGCGACACCAGTAGGGATGCCCATATAATCGGCAATCGAGCCAATAGACCAGCCACCGGAGGGGGCAGTCACCTGGGGGACGGAATACTCGGTCGTGGGAATCCAGGCAGACTGTGTATTCTCACCCATAAGCTCACGCCAATGCTGCCAGACAATGCGGTTGGGAACGAAGTAGAAATAGGTATCCAGGTAGAGGTTATCCATCATAGGGGTGAGCAGAGTTTGGAGACGGGCCACCATAGAGGTCTTTACCTGGAAAGTATCACCGGGAAGAACCTCGTCCACATAGAAGGGGATAACGTCTCCGACGTTGAAACTGAGTTTAACACTATGGTCACGCCGAAAAGTACTACGAGCAATGTCAAGGTTAGTAGGATTAAGAGCAAATCTTGTATTTTCATTACGAGACAAGTTAATACCTCCAGTCTGTAACAGTTGTTCAAAAGGAGGGGCCCATGGGGGCCCCTCGCTCTCTGTTGTTCACACGGCCAGGGCGGCCGTGTAGGCTGCTTTAATCAGATTCAGCCAATGTCAGGAATGTTAAATTTAACCAGCGGGTGAGGCTGGCGCGGGGTCTGTCTCACCTCCTTTCGGGCCCTGTGAGGCCGCTGGCGGCTCACCAGCGGGATTTTGAGAGGCGGGTGGTGTAACCATACCCATAGCCTCTAACCAGCTCTCAGAGCCTGCCTGGGCGAGCCAAGCATGGAAAGATTGGCCGAACTTCTCACGGGTTTCGAGGGGTAAGCTCATAAACGTCTGCTCGGCCTCTATCATGTGATTGAGCAGCCCGGCATAGGTCTGGGGCATCTGGGAGAAATCACCAAACATACCTTGCACCTTTTGCAGGACAGCAGTATCACCAGCGTTAAACCTGTCCATGATTTTATGAAGATCGACAGAATCCTTGTGGCTCTGGATAAAGGCGTAGAGGTCCTCTTTACCACTCTCCTTGAGGGTCATAACACCGAAGCGGTCGAACTCAGGGGAATAGAGAATCTTTTCGCCGGAGCCGGGCTCAGAGCAAAAATGCTCCTGCTCGCGGTGCCAAGTCTGGAACATCAGACATCCTCCTTCTGCTGCATAGAACGGAGAACCTCCGCGCCATCAGAAACGAGCTCATGAAGCTGCGCCGGAATAAGAACGCCCTTATCGAAATCGAACTCACCGATACGGAAAAGCTGAAAATCGGAAGCATGGGTAAAGAGCACGCCTTTGGATTCCATGATAGCGTTAGCAAAATTGCGAGCAGCGATATAATCATTCTGTTCGGTGGTGAGGCCAAAAAAACCAGAACGCAGGTCACGGATGGCATAAACATTAAGCATCATAATTTTCACTCCAATTAAAAAATTTACTTGACAAAGCAAAAAAAGCGGCCTACGGGGATGAAGTAGTAGTCTACGTCAGAGACGGGTA